CACTACTGGAGATACAGGCAATACCGCAATACAAACTGTACCATCAGGATGGAATTATTTAAGTGTTAATTTTAAAACGCCATCGGATATAGAGCACTATCTCAATACTTTAGCTGTGGTGAATGTCAATAGAGTTTCAATATCATCACAATCAACAATACCTGCAAGAGTTGGTTATCGCGGAGCGGGAGGCCCACCGACTATCGGGTTTCCTTATGGTGGGATTATAGGTAATTCCAGGATAACAAAAACCGCAATAACATCGCAAAAGCACTTAAGCGAAAGATTAAACCAGGTAGATCCCGACAACTTCGGCACATCTAGCGAATATATTCTTGTAGGTGGCAGCGGCACATCTATAACGGCGACACTCGGGACAATCGAATACAATTCAAATGATACTGTAATCGGATTGGCTGGCAATATTGATATAACAGCAACGCTCGGCTCAATCAATTATTCATCTAACGACACATCAATACAAGTTTCAGGTGATGTTAGTGTAATTGCTACATTAGGAACTATAAGCTACGCGTCAAATGATGCAGCGATAAGTCTGTTTGGTAATATTGACGTGACAGCTACGTTAGGCACGATAGATTATAATTCTAACGATGCAAACATCAGCTTACTTGGTGGAATAAATGTAAATGCTACTTTAGGTGCTATTGATTACACATCAAATAACACAGCAATAACACTACAAGGTCAAACAGCGTTAACAACCACACTAGGTGCAATCTCATACGACAGTAATAGCGTAATAGTTCAAGTTGGCACAGGACAGGTAATAGGTAATGTTACAGCAGGATTTGCAGATAACTTGTATTCGGCAGGGTTCAAACCTAGCGAAATTACAGTTAACTTTAAAACATGATACAATACATAAAATTTTAAGAGGTTAAGACAATGGCGCAAGGTTCATTAAAAACATTTCAATACTACCCGTTTAAAGCAGGTAAAAAGCTTTATGATAACGTTAACGATACATTTAAGTACGCATTTATTACAGATGCTTATTCTACTGTTGATGTGGCAACTGTTGACCCTACACTTTCAAGCTTCACGGAAGTAGCAGCAGGTGGTAACTATACGGCTGGTGGTAATGCTTTGCCTGGTAATGCATGGGCTATTGCAGCAGGTGTAAGTAAGTTAGATTTTACTGATATCAGCTTAACCAAATTAGCATCAAGCCCGACAACAGCTAAAACGTTATTGATCATCAACTCAACTGCTACAAATGATTGTTATCATGCTATTCAATTAGGCGCTGCCGATGGTGATGCGATTGATTTAGTTAATAACGATTTAACAGTTACGTTCGATGCAGCCGGAACGGTTAATATCACAGTAACAGCATAAACATAAATGCGGTGTAAAAGCCGCTTATCTCTGAGAGATAACATTTAAACCTTGGGGGTTGAGATGACAGTAAAAAAATTAACCTCTAAAGAGGAATCGTTTGCACAAGCTTATATATTTCATAAGGAAGAGCTAATAGAGGCTTATAGAAACTCAGAGTATTCACAAAACTTAACGCCTGAACAGATGAGTGTACAAGCTAACAAGTTATTTAAAAAACCTAGCATTAACCTAAGAATCAAAACTCTTCAATTAAAAGCCAGTGAGATAGCTGAAAAGAAATTCACTATAACCGTTGAGCAGCGCTTAGAGTGGTTAAAGACAATTACCGAAGCCGGCATAGCAACTTACTTGGACTCAACTGGCGCGTCACGTAGAGAGAGCTTAACTGCTGCAAGAGGCGCTATTGAAACTATGAATTCTATGCTAGGTGTTACTGATTCAAAAGATAAGAAGATTGAACCAATTAAGATCGGCGTTGTAGATGCCTCTTAATCTTAATCATCCTCAAGCTGAGTTTATGGCAGCGTCTACACCTTTTAGTGGCTTTGTTGGTGGATATCGTTCTGGTAAGACGTTCATAGGTTGCGTTAAGTTATGGAAGTTGGCGGCAGCTCACCCAGGCATAAAACTTGGTTACTTTGCTCCTACATATCCGCAGGTTCGTGATATATTTTACGATACTATTGAAGAGGTGGGGAATGAGTTTAGCGATCATGCTGGAATGCTTTGCACAGTAGATATAAACAAGTCCGAACATACTGTTAAACTTATTATTGGTGGTAATGTCTACGCTACTGTTAAGTGTAGGTCAATGGAGCACCCGCATAGAATAGTCGGTTTTGATATTAGTCACGCGCTAATTGATGAAATTGATTGTATGAAAAAAGAGAAGGCCGATGCTGCATGGAAAAAGATTGTTGCTAGAATGTCCTCTGTTCGTGATGACTACCCAGTTAACACGGTAGATTTTACAACAACACCTGAAGGCTTTAACTGGATGTATGAATTCTTTGTTAAGCAGCTTAGAGAGCAGCCTGAACTCAAAAGGTTTTATAGCTTAGTTAAAGCATCTACATTAAAAAACAGAAAAAACCTACCCGATGATTATATTGACAAGCTGTATGCTACATACCCTTCTAATTTGGTTGACGCTTATGTTAATGGTGATTTTGTCAACCTTACTAGTGGTGGTGTTTATACTTGTTACGATAGAAAGCTAAACAATACTGATAGAGTGGTTAAGGATAATGATCACTTACATATCGGAATGGATTTTAACGTTGGTAAGATGTCAGCAATTGTTCATGTTGAAGATAAGGTTGATGAGGTAAAAATAACATCTGCTGTAGATGAATTTATGGGGCTGTTAGATACTCCAGCAATGATAAAGGCTATCGAGAATAAATACCCTAACCACAGAATAACAATATACCCTGATGCAAGCGGCCAGAATAGAAAGAGTTCAAACGCCTCTGAAACAGATATTAGCCAGCTAAAAAAAGCTTTTAAGGTGAACGCTAGAACTAAAAACCCATTCGTTAAAGATAGAATTGCAAGCGTTCAAGGTATGTTATGCAACGCACTAGGTGAGAGAAGGTATTTTATTAATGATGTTACCGCTTCTGAAACTTGCGAGTCATTAGAGCAGCAGATTTATAATAAGCAGGGTGAGCCGGATAAATCACACGATAACGACCACCCTAACGACGCATTAGGATATTACATACACAATCAATTCCCAATACGCGCAAGAGGCGGAAGGTTAAATATTGATGGCTAATGATCTACCTTATTAATCTTAACCAACTCAGCAAGCATTTTCTCTTGCAACTCTACCCGCTTATTAATCTTAAAGTACCAGCATATTAACTCTCGTATAAGTAAAATTATTGCCAGTACCATTATTATAAATACTATTATTGCTTCTAAGTTCATCTACTTAACCTCTACTGTTAATGGTTGAATATTGGTGCATCGATCCGCTAACCACTCTACACTTAAGCCTGTAAATGAATGCTCATCTTCGCTATATATACCGTTCGTATTATTACATTCACTATCAATAAAGTTATAAGCTTCACCGTGTATTAACTCTATAGGTGGAGCTAGTGGCTTTAGCTCACCAATAGAATAAAGAGCGTACTCTCCATCCTTGCACTTCCCAACGGTAAATTTAGTCGAGTCGAATGGCAGCATAATCTCAACAATCCTGCCATGATACGCTTCAACATTCATTCCCACACTAGGTAATTCACCGTTATCAGCCATAGCTTGTGTATATGTGAGGGCTGGTTGTGGCTTTGGCATAAAATAAACAGGCCAAGGCTTTGTGATATTTTTAATCACATCGTTAGTCGTCCAGCCAGTATATAACCATTCACTACCATTAAACATCAAGGCAAACTCAGAATCGCAAGCTTTATAAAAACACCCTTCGTTATCCTTTGAGAACTTATAGTGCGTTGCACCCTCTGGCGCTTTACTCCAATCTATATCCATTACCTCTAGCTCCTTAGTTGATTTTTGCATTCTTACTGTTTTCATTGTTTATTCTCCAATTGATTAATCTCATTAACTATCTTAGCGTTTTGCTTATTATCCTTAACCGCGTGCTCTCGATACCATCGCAACGAATAACCGATAATCTCGCAGAACTCTAAAAGCGTATAGCCTTTGTCTCTAATTTTTCTTGTTAGCTTGTTCATTTATAGCCCTTATTTATCTCACCACTCAAGCAAAGAGTAAAAGAATTTTCTTCTTCGCTAACCATACCAACAAAACAAAGTGAATCGTAGTAACCGTTATCCGTATCAATGCCGACACTAAAGGCTGATTCGTTTTTTATGTTGTCAATTAAAAAGTCAATGATTCCAGTTAGGGCGCAACCCACTACATTAACCCACCTGTTTTTACTGTCTAACAAGATACTAGTGCAGCACACTTTACACCCATCAAAGTAAATATTAGATATTTCCATTATAAACCCCTGTTATTTGCTTCTTTTGCATTATATTAATTCACCTTTTGCATTATTGCAAGGTAAGTTTAAATTATTTACCTATTAGTGATATAATAAAGAAAATTATACAAGGCTGTGACGATGGCATTAGACGAAAGAGATTACAAATATACTGAGCAATACGAACTTCGTGAGCAAACTCGCGCGGCTATTGCTGGTAAATATGAAGTATTAAAGATTATTAGATGCTTACCAGGTCCGCAATATAAATTGTTTACTTCATATGACTGGATGAGTAAAGAAGCCATAGCGCAAGGTGAGCGTTGTAATATTCAAAATTCATTACGCGTTAAGTCTTATTGGTCGCGTGGTCGTTGGTTTCCTGCTACTGGTCGAACCTATGAAACACTTGGCGGCATGATTTGGAGTAAAGAACCAGAGCAAGATATACAGCCTAAACTAGAATACATAATTGATAATGCAGATGGAACAGGTTGTGGCTTGCGTGAAGTAGCTCAAAAAACTACTGCCGCTGTAATTAGTGACG